TTAAACTCACTCTATTAGATAACTAGAGTAGTAAGCCTTTACTTACATACCCGAGCCGCCATGTGTCAAATTAACTTTTGTCCTTGCACAAGCAAAGACGGTATTAACAAGTCACACATAACCTATGAGTGTGATCCAGTAAGCTGAAAACACATATTCCCTCCACGCAATGTGGATGCCAAAATAAATTTTGGTATATGGTTATCTAGGTAAACTAGACTAACCCATTTCTGAGAAATTTAATTTTCAACATTCTTGGTAGATTAGCAATCTATCTTTTATGTAGATTGGGTCTCTAGAGTACCTTTTATGTCATTAATAAAAGCTACTTTCATAAACTTACCTTTCCTAAGATTTCAATCAACTTCTATAAAGAAGTCAAAGAAATCTAAGGATCAAATTAGAAAAGATAAGATTAATCTATTTATAAGTAGATTAGCACCTTTGTTAAAGGTCATCTTATATTCATATTTGAGTAAGGAGAAAGAGTTTATTAACAGATCAGTGGAAACCTTCGTTAAGAAAGTTTCTGACTTAAACTCTGAAAGAGGTATCGAAATGACTATTCTGTATGTTAAAACATCCAGAAATATAGTTATGAGATACATTTCAGGCCAACCTTTATTTATCAGTAAAGATGTACCAATATCTATATCATCAGATGGAATTCCATCATGATTAGAAATATTGGTTAAAGAGGCTATGAATGATTCTTCTGATACTAGTTTTAGTAAAATTAGAATTATCATGACCTTACTTACATCTTTAAGATCAATAACTTGTAAACCTTCCTTAAAAGTTGATAGTATTGTCCAACCATTTAATGGTTACGACGATATATCGACAAAGGAGATTGCAAGGGTAACTAGGGCTCTTAAAGTTAAGAGAATTCCGTTACCAGATTGGGATAGATACCACATGACTACTAAAAGAGGTCCTTTAGGGCAAGCAATCTTGACATCAATGTCAGAAGTGACCGTTTTACCTTATCAACTAATCTATGATATATTTAGATTAGGAGGTGAAGCGCTTTCATCTGAAATTGAAAGTCTTAAAGATAGACTTGATATCCTTCAAGGATCTTCAATTAGTGAGTTATGGGCATCTATATATAAGTTAAAGCCGGTAGGTGGTTTAAGAAAACTATCCTACTTTTCTGATAAGGAAGGTAAGACCAGAGTAATCGGGATTTTAGATTATTGAACACAATCAGCTTGTAGACCTCTTCATAAATATTTAAACAATATTTTGAGAAGAATACCTACTGATATGACCTTTAATCAATCCAGATTCTCTGAACTTGACTTCGGACAAAAGGGTGAACACTCCTTTCATTCAATAGATCTTTCATCTGCAACCGATAGAATGCCAATAGTTCTTCAAAAGAGAATCATTGGTTTTCTAATTGGTGAAGAGAAAGCTAATGCATGAAGTAGATTGTTAACATCATATCCATTTCATTGTAAGTTAGATAAAACTAACTCGTCAATGTTTGTATATGGATGTGGACAACCTATGGGAGCGTACTCATCCTGGCCTGCAATGGCATTAACTCATCATTACCTTGTTAGAATAGCTGCTATGAGATGTGGACTTGGTCCTCATTTCGACAGATATTTCTTACTTGGTGATGATCTTGTTATATACCACGATTTAGTTGCAGAAAGTT